CACCACAGGGGACTAAGGGTAGTGACAATCGAATCAAAGGTGTTGTTACTGAGCCATCTTGGAAATCAACTGACCCTAAGTCACCAATTACTATAATTAGAAATGGTGCTGGTGAATCACGTGGATATAATAAATTTGTGATAGAAGATATCAATAAAGATGACTCATCAATTTGGTTAGGGTCTAAACAAACTATTGGACTAACCCCATCCAACTCATTTACACTTGGAGTAACACCCACTAACTTATATAAGAATCCACAAATCGTATTGAACTCTGACCGAATCGTATTGAACTCAAAGTCAGACTCAGTTTTAATTAGTGGTGACAAGTCGGTAAATGTATCAACTCCAAATTGGAAAGCCGATATGGATGTGATATTCAGTCAGTTGGAATCGATAACTGATGCACTATTACAATTAGCACCTGCTATAACTGCAGCTACTGCAGGACCTTTCCCAGTTCCAAGTCTTGCTACTGCAGGACCTCAATTGTTATCGACAATTACACAAGTCAAAACTCAGTTAACATTAATGAAACAATAATTATACTTAGATAATATTTATAACTATGGATACAAAGAAACTAATCAAAGCAATTCAACTCATTATTAAAGAAGAGGTTAGGAAGGAAGTGGCTAAAGAAAAGAAAGCACTTCGTAAATCTCTTATGAACGAAATGAAAAAATCTCAACCACAAGTGGTGGAAAGAGACCCATTGGATATTGAGCACGTTTTTGAACAAAGAACTCAACAACCAACTCAACCTGCTAAATCATTTACTAACAATTCTATGTTGAATGAAATGTTAAATGAAACTGCTCAAGGTGGTGAGTGGAGAAGTATCAACTCAAACGGAGTTGGTGGTGGTATGTTTAACTCATCACAAGCACAAGCATTTGGTGGTGGCATGATGAATCAGCAACCACAAGTTTTACAAACAGCAGAAGGTCGTGCCGTATCTACTGAGCAACTACAACAAACTGAAGCAGGTCAAGCAGTGGTAAATGCACTAACACGTGACTATTCTAAGTTGATGAAACATATGAATGATAAGAAGGGTAAATAATGCCAATTCGTAAAGAGTATAAGAGAAATCCATTAGACCTTAAACCAAACAAGGCTATTGGTGTAAAGTTACCATTAGGTGGTGACCCTATATTTCAATTGTCTTATACTACCGAAGACCAAGCATTATCCAATCTCAAAAACTTATTATTGACTCGTAAGGGTGAGAGACCATTTCAACCATTATTTGGTTCAGACATTTTCTCATTACTATTTGAACAAATAACAGAAAATCTAAATACGGAGTTAGAAGACTCAATCAGAGATGATATTAGATTTTGGTTACCTTACATTATAGTAGATGATGTGAGTGTTGATACTGAAGAAGATAATAACAAAGTATCAATCACATTGAGAGTTAGAGTTACCGAAAATGGTGCAAATACACAAATAACAATACTCGTTACCGAACAAGGTAATGTTTCTATTGTCTGAGGATAGAAGATGGCAGATAAAGTAAAAAAAGATGTAAACTTAGTTGGTAGGGATTTCGGTGATATCCGTAAGAACCTAATTGACTTTACTAAAAACTATTTCCCAAATACCTACAATGACTTTAATGAGTCATCTCCAGGTATGATGTTTATGGAAATGGCTTCATACGTTGGTGATGTATTATCATACTACACCGATGTTCAGTTAAGAGAATCTATCTTAGAGGAAGCACAAGAAACATCAAATGTATTTACGATAGCACAATCATTTGGATATAAACCAAAGTTATATGTTCCTGCTACAACCACATTAACAGTCTATCAATTAGTTCCTGCTCAAGGAAGTGGTGATAATGTAAAACCAAACTTTGATTATGCACTTACTTTAAAAGAAGGCATGGTAGTTGGGTCATCAACAAACTCAGATGTTGAATTCACCACCATAAATAAAGTAAGATTTGGATTTTCATCATCATTCGACCCAACCGAAGTATCGGTTTACCAAATCGATGAGACTACTGATGAGCCAGTATATTACCTACTCAAAAAATATGTAAAAGCAGTTAGTGGTAAAGAGAAAGAAGTAACCTTTGATTTCGAATCACCAAAACCATACGACAAGATACGATTATCTGATGATGAAGGTTTGATTGATGTTATAGAAATCATAGATGATGATGGTGATGAGTGGACTAAGGTGGAGTACTTAGCACAGGATACTGTGTTTGAAGAACTACCAAATACAACCGACTACTCAATCGCTATGTCGGGTTATGCTAATGAGACTCCTGCTTTACTCAAACTAAAAAGAGTTCCTAAAAGATACATAACTCGTATTACTGATGAGGGTGAGATTGATATTCAATTTGGTGCAGGTGTATCATCGAATGCTGATGAAGAGATTCTACCAAATCCAGATAATGTTGGTTCAGCATTATATCCAGCAAGTGGTGACCTTGACCAAGGTATCGACCCATCTAACTTTATGTATGCTAAGACCTATGGAGTTGCTCCATCAAATACAACTTTAACTGTTAAGTATAGAGTTGGTAATGGTGTGGATGACAACGTACAATCCTCAGACCTTACTGAATTGGTAGAACGTGTAATTGAAACCGACACTTCAGCATTGGTAAGTGATGTTGTTAATGTTGTACAAAATTCAATCGCAGTCACTAACGAAGTAGCAGCAGGTGGTGGTGCATATGAAGAAGAGATTGAAGAAGTTCGTAATAATGCAATAGCATATTTCAGAGCACAAAATAGAGCAGTGACTCGTGAAGATTACTTGTTGAGAGCATACGCATTACCACCACAATTTGGGTCGGTAGCAAAAGCATATGTTGCACCTGACTTCCAAATCAATACATTATTGGATGATGGTATAGACCCAATTCCAAACCCATTAGCCATCAACTTCTATACATTAGGGTATGACTCTAATAAGAAATTGACTCAACTAAATCCTGCAACAAAACAAAACCTACAAAACTACCTATCGTATTATCGCATTCTAACCGATGCCGTAAACATTAAGAATGCATATGTGGTAAACATTGGTATTGACTTTGAAATTATTGTTCTTCCAAACTACAACTCGAATGAGGTTCTATTAAAATGTATCGATGCACTTAAAAAGTTCTTTGATATTGATAGGATGGGAATCAACAAACCAATCCAACTTACTGATGTGTATGTGTTATTAGATGGTGTCGATGGAGTTCAATCAGTAGTAAGACCTGATAAAGAAGGATTGGGTGGATTACAAATAGTAAACAAGTATGGTGGTAATTACTCATCAAACAAATATAACATCCAAAACGCAACTCGTGATGGTATCGTGTATCCACCAAAAGACCCAACGTGTTTTGAAGTGAAGTATCCCGATGTAGACATCAAAGGCCGTGTGGTATCATTATTTTAAGAGGTAGAAAATGATTTATAGAATATATCCAAGTAAAGACACAACACTATACGAAGACACTTCTCGTAAAAACCAAAACACAGGTAAGGATGAGATTTTAGAAATCGGTAAGTTCTACGATACTGATAATACAACCCTATTGGGTAATAGTCGTGCTCTTATAGAATTCGACCTAAGTTCAATTTCATCATCAGTTGTATCGGGTGAAATTACATCACCACAATATAGATTACGTGCTGAGAATGTTGAGAGTCGTGGTATCGCATCATCGTATGATTTATACGTATTCCCTATCAGAGAGTCGTGGGATAATGGTGTTGGGTCTGAAGCAGACACTCCACATAATACATTAGATTCAACGTGGGTCAACCGAATCAGTGCTTCTGCTTGGGATACACAAAACTCAACTGTTGATAAAGCAAAGACACCGGGCAGTATTGCTGCACTTGAAACATACTATGACTTTGTTGATACTACTGGGTCTTTTGAATTAATAGACCAAATAAAAGGTACTGATGGGACACCTCCACGATTAAGAATAGTAGATAGTAAATTGGAATTGTCTGCATCCAACTATGGAGGTGCTACATTAAATATATCAGCATCGAGTTTGAAATTAGATTCAATATATAATGTTGAATTTGATTTACAATTAGGTGGTTTAAATGGTGTTGATTTTAGAGTTTACGACCCAAATAACGATGCACTCACAGAAGGTGAACTATCAAACTATGCAGAAACATTATCTACAAATGGTACATACACATTTGCATTTACTGCGAGTATTGCTGGTTTATATAAAATACAAATGTCATACTTTGATTCAAATGGGTATGTCAATGGCACATCTGGAACAATTGATAATTTCATAATTTATAGAGAGGTTGACCGAAACACTCTAATCTTAGATGAATTTGATATTAATGGTCCAGTACCAAACACCTATTTTTTAAACAATGGCATTACTGGGGCATCTAACAATACGGCAAGTATATATGTAGAAAATCAAAAACTTTTTATGAGAGCATCAAATTTCGCAGGTGCTACATTAAATAGGGGTTATGTTCTCCAAGCCGGAGTTCCATACACCTCAAGTTTTGAATACGATACCCTTAATATGCCAAGTGGTATTGATTTCGTGATGTTAGACCCAGATGGTCGAAGTCTAAGAGATAACGAGATTGTAAATAAACCAACTAATTTAACAGGTGCCGGTACTTCAAGTTTCTTTATAACACCACAACAAGATGGTGAGTATTTATTTACTTGGGAATTCTTTGGGTCTGGGTCATCCGATTATAGTTCTTCATTAGACAACTTTACATTAAAAACTGATTATAGTTTAATTAATACATCATCTGCATATTTAGATATCTTTTACGATGCACGTTGGGCTGTTAATGAGGGTGGTGGTACTTGGTACACTGCATCATTTACAAATGGAGTTCATTACAAGCAAACATTTAACAATTATACTGATAACTTAAATGTAGAGGTTACTGAGTATGTAAATGAATGGTTGGATGGAACACGTAGTAATAATGGTATCATTGTTAAAAAGACCAACGATGCCGAATCTGATAGTAGAAAATATGGTTCAATCAAATTCTTTTCATCTGATACCAACACAATCTACCCACCAGTTCTTGAAGCAAGATGGGATGATTCATCATTTGATACTGGCTCATTAGACCCATTGAGTGGTGATGATATTATATTATATGTTAAGAACCTCGCAACTGAATATAAGGAAACTTCCAAAGGTAAGATTAGAGTATTTGGTAGAGACCGATTCCCAGCAAGAACATTCTCGACCACTTCTAACTATAAGTTAGTTAAATACCTACCAACTACCTCGTATTACTCGGTAGTTGATGCTGATACGGAACAAGTAATTATTCCGTTCGACACTAATTATACTAAACTGAGTTGTGATTCCGAAGGTAACTACTTTAACTTTTGGTTCAACGGATTACAACCAGAACGATTCTACAAGTTTGTATTTAGAGTAGACCTAAATGGGACTACTAAATATTACGATGATAATTTCTACTTTAAGGTGGTTAGGTAATGGCGGAAAGACAAATAAGAAGAAATGGTAGAGGTCAGATAATCTCATACGAGATATTTGGTGCATTGGATTCCAACATCGAGTCTGACTCTTATGGTAAGTCACGATTCACCAATTCGGGTGAGAATGGTACTAAGGTTTCTAAGTTCGTGGAAGCTTCATATAATAATATTATAGACACCACAATATCAGATGAATTAAGAAGACCACTAAGAGATACTAATTTAAATGTAGAATTGGGTGAAGTCGCTCTTAATTTTGTGGTAGGTACGTAATATGGCATTAGATAGATTCCTAAATAAAGAACAAGTAACTGGGTTTACTCCGACATTTGGCAAAACAATTGAAGGGGTTCAAACTCAAGAATTGTTTTTGTCAGATAATGAAGTCAAGGGTGACTTTGATTTAGTTGCCGGTTTGGATTTTACACCAAATCAAGAACTACATATTTACTCTGATGAGAATCTCATACAATCGACTTATCGTGGATTTATTCAATCAGACAATAGGTCCTCACGACCTGAAGTATATACTATTCCAGAATTAGATTTAAGAAACCTTGGCATTCAACAAGGTTCTTACTCATTAGTATATAACTTTCACCATAACATAGTAGAGAACCTAAAAATATTAGAAATATCATCTGATAGAACTGAGATTAAGGTTGAATACGATAGTAACGCTGATAACAATTTAGTTCCACAAGCATTATCCGATAGAGGTGTTAATGCGTTTGACACAAATGGTGTAAAAAAAGACTTCGTTATAAACTTTAAAAATAATAATATCTATGATATTGTTAATATGGAGTTTGATGGTTTACGAGTTGGAGTGGTTACTGAAACATTATCATACCCAACTTCGTTCTTTTCTGAGGCAAATGGTCAAAATTCACAACCAACTACATTTGTGCCATTCGATAGTACATTCGAAGGGTCACTTGGTCGTTGGAGAACTATGGTTGAGGTCATAACACCTGCTATTGGACAATCATCTAATGACTTTGGTAAGTTAACGGGTCGGTTTAGAAAGTATGCACTAAACCAAAATCCAGATGGTACACTATTTTGGCAAGCAGGTCAAAAGATATTCAATCAACAAGTTCCAGATGATTTGGCAACAAACGAGGTTGATTTACAAGATGCTATTAATAATAACGATGATATATTTGTACAAACTCTAAGTCCTAATGCTTTAAACTTAACCTACAATCGATTTGATAATAGTGTGGATACAATCCAATCTATTACTTTCAAATTGAATCGACCATTGGGTGAAGATATTGCAGAGAATGATATTGGTGATTTAGATGCTCGTATTATGAAGTCTTGGGTTGAGAAGATTATTGCATTCCCAAGTATCCAAAACGAAGATAGACCAGACTTCTCTGAACCAGACTTCTCATTAGATATGTCTGATTACAAAGGAGCCGATGGTGTTGATTGGCAGAATTGGAATTCATTATTAGATGTAAATGCAACAACATCACAACAACTAATAAACAAATACTTTAGTGGGTCTCTTGGAAATGTAACTCTAAATATAGATTACTCAGACTTCCAAAACTTTGTACACTTCTCTTCAGCAACTGAACGAGTTGATAACTTTAAATACAAACTGCAACAAATAGAAACCTATGATGCACGTATAAACACATTGGAAAGTGTAAGTGGGTCAGATGCACTTACAAACATATCACAATCAATGGTTCGTAGAGATAGAATCATCGGTGGGTTCGATGACTTTGAAAAGTATCTATACTACGATACTGATGCAAACATATATACCCATTGGTCTTCTTCTGATTATACAATAGAACCATATCCAAAACAAAGCACATACCCACACATTCTAAGAAGTACAACTTCAAACGAAGGTGTGAATTGGTACAATGGTGTATATGCATCAGCATCCCTATATGATGAGTTCAATGATGCACAGCTTCGTAAAATGATTCCAATTCATCTTAGGAATGATGAACGTAACGAAGAGTACACCACATTTGTGGATATGATTGGTCAGCACTTTGATATCCAATGGACTTACATCCAATCATTAACCACTATTAACGAAAGAGAAGAACACCCTAAAGATGGTATGGCAGATGACTTACTAAAGTCAATTGCTGATTCATTGGGTTGGAAACTATCAAACGGATATTCAGATGTATCACTTTGGAAATATGCTTTAGGGGTTGAGTCCGATGGTACGTTAAATCAGACTGGCACATTAAAGTCTAAGTCACGAGAAGAGATTACAAAAGAAACTTGGAGAAGGATTGTAAATACAATTCCTATGTTATACAAGACCAAGGGGTCTGCAAGGTCAATCAAGGCATTGTTATCATCATATGGAATTCCACAAGCATTCTTAAAGATTCGTGAGTGGGGTGGTCCTGCAATCTCAACTCGTAAGAACGTTTACGAACACGAGAGATTTGTATACAAATTACAAGCATCTCCATCTAAGTACATCTCAAACCCTTGGGATGGTATCCAATCCGATAGACCAAACTCGATTGAGGTAATTGGTAAAATGCCACAAGGTAATTACCACATCCTACGATTGAGTGATGGTAGTGATAATGTAGATTATTTTTGGGATTACACCAACGAGACTGCAAGAATTAGATTGAGTGTAAATGATACCGATATTATTTCATCTTCATATGTTCCTTACAAACAACGTAAGGAAGTTGCAATGGTTTTAACTTCGGGTAGTATTGAAATCAATGCAGCTTGGGTTGATGATTGGGGTGAGGTGCTTGCTAATCCACAAGCAACCTTGAGTGGTAATAACTCTACATTCAATTCAGTTTGGACATCTACTGGTACTCTTAGAGTTCCAGGTCCAACTACCGATGCTAACGTAAACTCATATGAAACTGCAAGTATCCAAGAGGTTAGGTATTTCCGTGACTCAATCACAAATGAGATTACTACGGAGCATGCAAAGAATAGAGAAGCATACTTTAGTGATGACAATACAACTGACTTAGACATCGACACTTCGTTTGATAAGTTAATGTATCGTATATTCCCCGATAGTTCGTTTGCTACTACATCAAGTTATATTAGGTCGATACACCCAAACCAAGAGTTTACTCAGTCGGATAGTGGATTGGTCTTATCTGCATCTTTAGTAAATATGGCACCATTGGATTTGGTGGGTGAGGTTGATACTCAATTCGTAACTGTACCATCTATGGGTGCATTGAATTTGATGAATAACAAAATCAGAATTGAATCAGCATCTCTAAAAGGTACATTAAATCCTGACAAGTCAAACGAGATTTCTCAATATGATTATGCACCAATTGACTCAAACCTATTAGGGACATACTTTACCACAACCGATACTGTGAATTTTGATATCTACAATTCAGAAGGATACTTCGAAGCAGATGATTGGGTAGGTGACCCTGACAAGAGATACAATGAAGATTACCCTATACTAAAATATAGAGCAAAGAATTACTTCCAAAAATACACAAGTGGTACTGCGTTGGATTTGATTATGGATATGTTATCGAGATACGATATGTCGGTATTCGACCAAATCAAACAATTAATACCAGCACGTGCTGATTGGCATAAAGGTATCTTAATAGAACCACACGTATTTGAAAGAAACAAATATCAACGAGACCGTGGTATCACAATTTCAAGACACCACTATGATGGTGTGATTGATATTGGCACAAATATTATCACAGCAAGTAGAAACGATTATGGATTAACCAGTGGTTCAAAAAGACCGGATGGTGTTGTAGACCTTTACGATTATAGAGCATCTACATACCAATACCAACTCGCAGTATTAAGTGGTTCTACATATGTGAATAGAACAAACGGATATTGGGAATATTCTCCAACTGGTTCTACAATTTTGAATGCAAAGACATCTACCATCTACCAAGAACCAAAATACTTCTTTAGTTCAAAAGCAGATGCTGAGACATTGACTCCAAACTCAACATCATTCCACTATGCTGAGATTCAGTATACGAG